TTAACTGCAGAGTGTATAATAGAGGGTAGTCATGGGTGGTAAGATAAGAGTCATCAAGGATGTCGGAGGAGGGCTGAGAGGCTCTACTTCTGGTCTCAGATTTAATCCTAGGGAGGCCCCTGAATTCGCAGAAGAGGACCGCAATCTAGGTAGAGATGACCCTGAAGGGAAGGAATTATTTGAAGAGAAGCGGAGAAAGGAGAAGGAAATTCGTGAGAAGAAGATACATGGTTTGCACCATCTCAATGTGAAGATACCTAAGAAGCGGCGTGCTCGAGGGGATAACCAAAGAAACGATGAGGAACTCTCAGAGATGACTGGACCAGTAAGCAGTACTGGTTATCCTGTAGATGTTGCGAGTGGTGCTAAGACTGGTGGTGGTTCTGCTATGGGGGGCCCGAATATCATGACTGGGTTACCACTTGATATCTCTGGTGACATTATAGAGAAGAGAGAGTTGTCCAGGACTAGAAGTGGTATCAAGACCATAGAGAATAGGTTGCAGACGGATAGACATAAGAAAACCACTAAGAAGCGGAAGAAGATGGGATTAGATGTTATCCAGTCTCGTAACAACTCAAAGACATCCCTGAATGTACACGGTACTAGACACCCTGATAGAGCCACTAGATACAGATTCGGGATTAGTAAGAGGACTCGAACTACCAAGGGATTGCCTAAGAACCCAGTACTAACTAGGAGCAGACACCGTTCTGGTAAGAACTTGCTTTGGATGCAGGCTAATCCTCAGAAGAGACTTCAGAAAACTCATAGAAGTCAAGCATCTAGAATGGGAGTGACTGCACTCCCTTACACTATCCCTACTCCATATGGTGCTGGTGGTAGTCTAGGGACTGGGTCTGGTAACACCTTTGCTAGTCTCAACAAGGGTAGTCAGCGTAATTCTGCTCTACATGGTCCTACTATCCTAAGAGGGCCGAAACAGCCTCAAGTGAAGGGGGGTATGCAAGCCTTGTCTAGTACAGTACCACAGATAACTGCTTCTCCAATTGCTTCTCCAATCGCTTCTCCAATTGCTTCCTCTTATGATGACATGTCATCTTATTTGGACGGTATGATGTTGAAAGGTAATTTGACTGCGGCAGATTTGAATGAATTCAAGATGTTAGTTCGAGAATTGAGGAGAATGTTGAGAAGAGGCTCTTTCAGAAAATCTGGTTTAGAAGATTCTGAACATGATGATGAAAGACCTACACCCAATGCTCACAGAAAGACCACTTCCTCACCCACTGGGGCTACTTCAATAGACCCTGATGATGACCCCAGATATTGGGGTGCTCACCCAATTGGCTTACTATCACCTAGGAGAGGGCATCAGTGATGTTAGAGCCAATAATTTTCCTGAAGGGTAGGGGGGTATGGATTGATGGTCATCATATGCTTAGTCGGCAAGAGTTGGAAGATTTGGGACTTAACACTCCTGATATCGACCCACATCACATAGACCCTCGTACTGGGACACATTTTGACCCTAACAGGTACAAGGTCTACTCAGCATATGATGGTCTTATGCGTGAGTTGGCCCGAGGAATATTGAAAAATCCAAATTACACTAACGATGTAGGGGAAGCCCAAATGTTGGCTCGGAAGTTGATAAATGAAGCCACTAAGCGATTCAATGACAAAAGGCACCCTGGTGATATTCACCGTTTGCCCATGCCGTATCATGAAGATGGGAGACCCGGTCTGAACCCAGAGTACAAGCAATCACATTATAGTGAACATTTCCAGAAACATCCAATTCTTGACTCACAAGGTAATATGGTTCTGGATGTTGCTCCAGGTAAAGGGGCTCAGCGTGTTCATCCTGCTAACAGGTTAACTAAGGTGAAAGTGAATGGTAAGTGGGTTCTTTCTACCAAGACTTTGAGCAATAGAGACAACCCTGATATTGGTGAGATAATTGAAGGAGATGAATTCCACCCCCATCATGAGTTTGAGCAGGTTCTAAGGGAACGCGGGATACATCGCCCTCATCGTGCTTTGCGTGGTGCGATTATCAATCCATATGTCAAGGTGGAGGATATAAGTGGGCAAGGGCCTCTCCACCCTCTCACTAGAGCACATAGTTCTGAAGACCCCAGCAACATCTTACATGGTAGTGGGATACCCAGGGACCAGAAGCAGCATAGAGGACTTGATGGTAATGGGTATCATATATTGAGAGCCCTACTTTCCTTGCACCCTATTTTCTTCGACCAAGGTAGATTTCAAGCCAGGGCAATTAAAGAGAGAGCCCATATCTTGGCTGATGGTTTCACCGATGCTCAAGGGAAGTTGACTGTCAGACCTCAACTCATACAAGATTTGGCTGGAACTGCCATAGGTGAGTTACTCGCTGACCAGTTCAGGGGATTCGCTGATGCATCAAGTCGTGACGCTAGACCTAGTAGGTCTAAAGGTAGCGGATTGTTAAGTAGGCTCAATACTCTACTTGCTGACCTCAACATACCTTCAAATAGGGTCCCAGATGGCTCCATTGAAGCGCAGAGGAAGAGAGATTTCGATTTGAATGCTGAACACTTACTACTTGATATGGCAGGACATGATGAATCTAGAAAGCCCCTGTCTAGGGCACTTTACGCTAGTCTACTTTCGGCTAGAGAGGGGAACGACATGGACCACCCTCTGAAACAGCAAATGGCAGCACATTTTCCAAGTATCTCCCCCGTACATCCTGATGAAATCAAAGACATCAAATCCACCGATGATATGGGGGCGAAGTTTAGGCAGATGCCTAGTACTACCCCAGCAAGAGCAGAGTTTGCAGAAGGTGGTGGTGGCGGTGTAACTCCAGGTGGGCAGGTTGGTGTCATTCAACAACCAATATCAGACTCTATAATACGGCCTCCGGGTTCTAATATCATCAGGAGGTCTGAGATATGATAGATTTTGAACAGGCCTGGAAGGTGCTAAAGGACTACCAAGGATACATACCTGGGGTAGCAGGAGATAGTGGAGTAGGTTCAGCACAGACAATAGTAGACCAGCCTCCTTTAGCAAGACAGAGATTCAGAGATAGGTTCTCTGATGAAGGTACCAAGCAGAGGATTCGGTCTTACAAAGCACAGCAGAGGGCTGCTAAGGAGGCTTGGGATAGGTACCTAGAAGGTCAGAGAACTCGCCAGTTTACTGGTGTTGAGCCCCCTGCCCCAACATTGACTATTGTCCCTGGAGTTGCAGACATAGATGCTAGGCAGTTATTGGAGCAGAGACGACCTGAACTCTTTATTGGTAGAAAGAAAGACACTACTGCTGCTGACCAGAAAAGGAAGAATGTCACAAGACAGGAGCACCTAAGTGGTGGCTTTGAAGAGGTTCGTAGACCTCTTGACCCTCGGTACTGGAATTGGAGAGGTCTAAAGGAGAAATTCACTACAGGCCCTCCCCCTCTCACAGGCAAACCAACTGCATCAGGGAGAGCGACTTTCCTACAGAACAAGTTGAATAATAATGGTCAAATTACCCCAAGTGAATGGGATTATTTGAAAAACTACTATGCTACTATGAGTCCTGGTATGATAGAAGATGTTGCTCGAACCAAACTTGGTCTAAGGCATCCTAGTGAGATGAGGCGTACAAAGGTGTCATCGTTGGTGGATGGTGCTGCTGGTAGTGATGATGATGATGCTGCTGCTAATACTACTGATGGTGATGGTGGTGATGGTGGTGATGGTGGTGGTGCTTCCAGCCTTGATACAGACGGGGGGCGAGAGAGGACACACGAAAGTGGGGACCATCAAGGTGCAATCGTAGATGGCCAAGATTCCAAAGAAGTGGAGGACCAAGATTTCAGTGGGATATCAAATCTAAAGAGTGTTGGTAAGTATCATGATAAACTAAAAGGCCACTGGAAGGGTAGGACATTCGATGTTGAACCTCCAGAGTCAGGGACGATAACTCATCGTGACTGGTTAACTGACCATATGTTCAGAGGGAAAGACGCTCACTATGCCGAGAAGTACATGGGGCCCTCTTTAGACAAAATGAGTCAAAAGGAAGTAGTTGCTTGGCTACGCAGTCACCCTGGTTTTGATGAAGAGAATATACCAGATGACTTTGAGTTCATTCCAGACTCTCCAGACAAACCAAAGAGGGGTAGTAAGAAGCGTGGTAAGAAGAAGGATGATACCGCCCAAGCAGCAGGCTCAAGTGACACTTCTGACTTAGGTGGTTTACATGAAGTGAGAGCGTCTCTACACCAAATCCAACCATTGGAAAGTGCTTGGGCTCTACTCAAGATTGGAGAGTGAGTTAATGGCTGAAGTTACAGATGTTATTGAGGACATTGATTGGGAGATGTCCAAGAGAGACTTCAAGTTCTTCTTTGAGGAAATATTGGGTTGGCAGTTGGCTGACCACCATGCTGATTGGTTTCACAACTTAAACACCCACAACAGATACTGTGTGAAAGCGGCCCGTGACCACGGTAAATCTACTTTGTTTCTAGGCTATTTGTTGTGGAAAGTCATATTCACCCCTAGACTGGATACTATGATATTCAGCCACAGTCTAGACCAGTCCATCCGTCATATGAGGAATCTCAATGACCTGATAGATTCCAGCCCCATGTTAGCCAAGATGAAGGACAAGGACTCTTGGTCAAAGACATTCTTCGGGTTCACTAATGGCTCTCGTATCAATGCCAAGTCAGTGGGGGGTGGTGTTCGTGGTGCTCACCCTGACTTGGTTCTACTAGATGACATATTGTGGGGAACTACAGAGACTGAATTGCAAAGAGTGGCTTCTTGGTTCTATGAAGTACTAGTACCTACAGTTCACCACACTTCCCAGTTGTGTATAGTCGGCACACCATTCACACCTACTGACCTGTATACTGAACTTGAGAGGAGAGAGGGTTACCTAGTCGAGACATATCCAGCCATCAATGAGAAGGGGGAGCCGCTTTGGCCATGGCGCTGGTCATTAGAGGCTTTGGATGCTCGAAGAATGGATATGCCAGCCATAGCATTCACTCGTGAGTATCTCTGTGAACCTATGGACGATATGTCTAGCCTGTTCCCTTCTACTATTGTCAATGCCTGTAAGGACCCGTATCTCAATATCATAGACAGGAAGGACCCAGACAGCGATGACCAGTATTTCATCGGTTGGGACCCAGCCATATCCTCTGACCGACAGGCTGATTTCACTGTGATGCTAGTTTTACGAAGACCAGCAGATAACCCTGAGTTACTGGAATTGGTTCATGTTGTGAGACGCAAGGGTATGGATTTCCGTACTCAGATTTTTGAGATTACGAGGCTCAACAGTAGATTCCGACCTGAGGTGATAGAACTCGAGGCTAACCATTTCCAGCGAGTGTTCGCTACAGAATTGAGGGCGGACACTGACCTTCCTATCAAGACATTCATCAGTACCAAGCAAAGGAGGGAGAGTCTTCTTATGGGATTAGTTCTGCGCTTTGAACGCGAGCAGATGCGTCTGCCATGGGGTGATGAGAGGTCTCGAGACCTCATCAGCCAATTGGAGCACGAACTTATCATGTTTGGAATGAGCAGAGAAGGTAAGTTGGAGAGTATCGCTCGGCACGATGACTTTGCCATAGCCTTGGCTCTGGCTGTCTGGGCTACTACTGAATTCCGTGAGAGGATTATAGATTTGGACGACCTAATGGCGGGGTTGATAGATTGACTTGGTGGAGTGTTCTCAAAGAGCGTTCGCGTGACGAATGCCCTAAATGCAAGTCACAACTAAGGCATGGTGAATGTGGAATGTGTGGTTGGAAGAGGCCGTTAAAGGGAACAGCCTCTGGTCGAGATTTGAACTCATTACGAGCATTGATGCCAGAGGGCGGTCCAATTATGAATTGCCCGAAATGCGGGTCGGATTCGATACTTGAACTACCCATCGGGTCAGGCAATCTTGGTTGTATATCGTGTGGTGCACAACAGTATGGAGAAGAGTGGGTCGAATGACTTGGGGTAGCATGCTCATCGGTGACGATTATGATGCTGATACTGACGAGCCTGATGTTGATAGGGCTTGGGTCATTAAGCAGTTCATGCAGCATCCTCTATTCAAGACACAGGAGATAACGGCACCTCAGTTTGGAGACGCCCCTCAGACCCCTAAAGAAGGAGGGGGTAAATTGGCCCCCGATACTCCCTTGTCACAGAAAACCTCTGCTGCAGAGGAGGCTAGACGGAAGAGGTTGCTCGCATTAGGTCAGATACAGCAGAGTGAAGATGAAGTGGTGAATGGTTGGTTCGAGGACCAATTCGGAAAGTCTGCCTCTGAACTTATCAAAAACCTACGCATGAAAAGACGAGTGCATAAACAGTTTGCTGGGGATATCGACCAATTAATAGGTGCTGTGAGAAAGGCTAAGGAGGCAGAGATTGACTCTGTTTTGGATAGTTTACCATGGACTTCGGGGCACTTAGATGCTATCAAAGGGCTAGGTATAAGTGACCGAGACCTGAAGGCACTGAGAAAGTTCGGCAATAATAGAGAAGTGTCACTCAAACAGGCTTGTATTCAATGGGATAATGCTAATGATGTCATCAAGAGGCTTGCTCAAGTGGAAGGAGAGTGGGACAATGAGCAAAGAGATTTGTGGGTGGAGTCTATGAGTAAGAGGAAGGAATCCAAGGGTATGTGGAGGGGTACATTACATCAGGCAGATAGTCTTAGCAAATCTGAGGCTGTTTATCTGAACACTGCTGCAGATATGTTGTCTCACAATGGTGCTATGGATTCTAGAACCCTTATGGAAAACATGTCTCATTTAGATGGTAGGAATAAGTCATTCTCAGTTCAGAAATTGAGTGCTCTACTCAAGACCTATGGGCTTGAGTACAATATCACCAAGCACCAAGATAAATGGGAATTGTTACCTACAGACTCTTCTAGTGTCATCAAGGACCCTTGGGCATACACAGCAGGTTTCTTGGATGCTGATGGTTATATCACTATATCGAAGCGGGGTGAGCCTCGCGCAGGGATTATAGCCACTGGGGTGAGGGGTCGTGCTCATTGTGAGCAGATACATGATTTACTGAATTGTGGTATTCTACAGTTAGACTTGAAGGTGCATGAAAACAGTAAGAGAAGCCAGCACAGATTGCAATTCTATAGTGGTGATGATTTAAGAAAATTATTGGTAGGCATCAAACCCCATCTCAGATTGAAGAAGAAGCAGGCTGAATGTGTTTTGCAACTTCTTGATTTGAGAGGCCGTAATGGTGATATGATTACAAAGCGTAGGGATGAACTCTACAAGGTAGTCAAGTGGGAGAATTGGAAAGATGTCAAGTCTGATGAAATGCTTGACGAGTGGAATGTTGATGAACAAGAGGTCCTCTCGTGGGGTAGGAGTGACCCCGAGGTCATCAGGCTTGTTGACGATATGAGTAGGTTGGTAGGTGATATCTGATGGCTGGTGAAGATGACAAGGGTATGGTTGCTAGGTTTATTGACAGAATAACTGGTAGCCGTAGAAAGAAAACTACTCCTGAGCCGATAATGCCTCTTTGGAAGGCTGGCATACAGGAGCCTGTCCTAGTTCAGGGTGTGAGCATACCAGCCCTCTATGCCACAGTGCAAGAGAGTATCATTCTCAGAACCACAATCAACACCCTCTGTCAGGAGATATTCAGGAGGGGTCATTACTGGAAGAAAAAGTTCCACAAGAAGTGTGGACAATGTGAGGAGGAGTACCAGCATGATACTATATCTGAATGCAGGATATGCGGTGGTACTGATTTCCAGTCCCCAGAGGCAGACCAGATATTGTACCCTCGATGGTTCGTCAAGCAAAGGAATGGGATGGACCAGTCCTTTACTGATGTCTTGAGAGAGGTCGAATGGGACATGGATATCGTAGATGATGGTTTCATAGTTCTCATCAAGGAATACTTCCTCAACCCTGACAATGGTAAGATTGACTTTTTCAGGGTCAAGGAAATAATGAGAGGTGACCCTACTTTCATGAGGATTGTAGCAGACAAGAGAGGGACTAGAGGTGGTAGGTATCTGGTT